GTATCATTCAGTGCGGACAGATTACTTGAATGGCAGGGTGAGACACTTCCCTACTATGCCTACAAGTACATCGAGTACACTGAATCTGGTTACTGGCCTCCCAACTATTCCCAGTGTGACAATCTGTATGGCCCATGTCCTTACAAGGAGGTATGTGAGGCGGATCGTAATATGCGCGTCGAAGTGTTGAGACTCAACTTTCAGAAGGTTCCTGTGTGGGATCCTACTAACAAGGGAGATGAATAATGGAGATTGAAGTTCAGGTTGCATACTTGTACTGTAATTCCTGTGGTAAGCAAGTATCAACTGGATTTTTTCCTGTTCCAACTGATACTCCAGATAAAGGGATAATCGTACGCGCATGGATTGAATGTCCCGAATGTATGGAGAAAAGAAATAAGGAGGATGAATGAACGATAACTTGCTCGAAATAGTATCCGCTTGGAACGTAGACCAACTGGATGAATACATCGTCAAACTGGAGGAACGTATTGAGGACACACGCACTCTCATCTACGAATTGAAACGACTTCGACGTAATAAATCTCGTCGTAAGAATCTAGAGAATGGGCCGAGAGGTGGAATGTAATGCCTAAAGTCAAGGAAATAGTCACACTACTGCTGGCACTCGATCAGGAGCTGGATATCTATATGGGTATCGCTGGTTCGGGTGGACAGATTGTTGTGGAACCAGTCACTAAAGACTGTGATGACGACACTGTGATTGGTTACATGATCATGGATGATGGTGACAAGGTAAATTAATGCCTAACATGGAAGACGTAGGATTCGACGCGCTGTACGTGATGATGAAAGGTGAGCCGGGTACTCGTAAGTCTACTCAGGCTCTCTCATTCCCTGGGCCACAGTTCTGGTTCTCATGGGATCGTAAGATGAATGGAATCTATCTGCCCATGAAGAGATGGGGCATAGATCCTAAGACAATCAAGTATGAGGACTATGATGACTGGAATAAGCCGCGTACTCAGCTTGAGAAATTCCAGACTGACTGTCCTTTCAAAACGCTGGTATTTGATTCCATTACATCGATGGCAGATATGACACTACGTCAGACTGTCAAGATGAAGTATGGAGTCGCACGTAAGTCAGGTGCAGCTGCTGGTAAGCTGATCGCAGGCATCGCAGTGAATGAGATTGAGGACTATAATGCTGAATCAGCGGCATTACAGGAACTCATTGCGCTCACGAAGGATATATGCACTTTTCATAAAGTTAATATTATCCTCATCGCGCATGTGGTTCAGGCCGAATACCGTAATACCACAAACAACACAACTCATATTAGCCGGACAATTGTTACGGCTGGTAAAAAAGTTGCGCCGAAGATCCCAGCTTATTGCGGTGAAGTATACCACTTCAACATTAAGAAGGGATTTGAAGAGGGACAAGGAGGCCAATACTCATTATTGACTGAGCACACAGGTGATGACTTCGCAAGAACAGCACTTGGCATGGACAGAGAGATTGTATTCGGTGACAAACCTCTCTACGATACGTGGATCAAACCAGCCATCACCAAACTGAAGAACAACCCCGATCAACCAACCAAATTCTGAGGTGTACAGTGAGTCCAATCATTCAGTTTACAGATCGTGATCTGCTCCGCGGTAAAGTTGTGGAGCCTGCGTGGTACGTCGTACACATCGATAACATTGGTGAAGCACCATCGAAAGATGGAGGTTCTACCAATTATCCTGTGGAGGGTACCATCATCAAGAACGCCGACACGGGGTCGGAAGATTTCTCGAAAGTTCCACTGGATTGGAACTTCAACTCCAAAGCGATCGGATTCGCTACGGGGTTTCTCTCGTGCTTCGGTGTTGATGTGAAGTCGGGTGCGCGTTATGAATTGGCTAACGCAGTCGGCAAGGACATCGAAGTGTTCGTAGAGAATGGTGAATGGAACGGTCGCATGGTGAACCGTGTCAATCACAAGTATCGTACGCTGCGTGGGGCGTAGTTAGTCTGATGTGGGGGGACTAATCATCCCCTCACATTTTTAGTCGTGACTACACTTAGCTAGTCCAACTAGGAGAAGTGATGAAGTATTTCTTTGCAGAAGACGACGACATTCCCTCGGTACTTCCTCTTGAAGAAGATGAAGTGTTGGAAGATGATCATGTGGATGAGACTGACGGAGGCGTAGACGACGGTGATGATGAGGAAGATGACGACGATGATGATCCCGAAGAGGATGATGACGATCCTCTGAAGGAAGAAGAGTAACAGAATACGTTAGTCCTTATGGAGAGGAAAGCTCAGAATTTATCGTCACCTGATGTCGGCATTCAGCAATGAGGATATAAGTTGACGCCTCTTACATAGGACTAGCGGACAGGGGATACGTCTGATGCTACACCTAAGGAGTAGTGTTCAGATGTATCCCCGCTTTTTTCATGTATTCAAGGAATAGGGGAAATGACTGACATAAAAGCCGTTGGACGTTTAATCAAAGTGAGTAAGGAAGGATGGGGATTCATCTCATCCAAAGAGATTCAGTTCACACGTATCTTCTTTCATTGGACTGCATTGAAACAGGATACGCTTCCTTTCTTGGAACTTAAGACGGGAATGACCGTTGAATTTACTCCCATCCAAATACCGGGGAAAGGATATCGTGCTATCCATGTGCGCGTTATTGATAAAAAAGAGTCTGACAGTGAGCCTGAAGTGTCCACATTGCAGCAACTCGGACAAGACGCTGATTGAATACATAGTCGGAAGCAGGTGGAATTGGCTATGTACTGTTTGCTCTAAGACATTCCTATGGGAACCGGCTAATGAGTGAACATAAATACGTCCCAGGAGTGGGGCCAATAGGAGCCAAAGTTCTGATACTAGGTGAAGCCCCATCGTATGAGGAGACACGCGCGGGTAAGCCATTCGTTGGGCCTTCAGGTCGTGAGTTGGATCGAATACTCAAGGATGCAGGTATACCGCGTTCTGAGTGTTGGATTACGAATGCGTGTAAGTACGAAGTTCCAGCTAATGCAGCTAAGAAGAGATTACCGTTCCATGTTCGTGCTAAGAATCATGGCATTGACATGGATCAGCAACTGACAGAACTGAGAGTAGAGATCAATGAGATCAAGCCCAACGTCATACTTGCTCTTGGGGGGACTGCTCTTTGGGCGCTTTCAGGGAAAGATAAAATATCTAAGCATCGGGGATCCCTCATGTGGGGGATGGATCATAAGTTTGTGCCTACCTATCATCCCGCACATCTGCTACATAGTGGTGCGGGCGGAGAAATCAAAGGATACTGGAACCGACAGGTAATGATCTTTGATTTCAAGCGCGCATGGGATGAGAGGAATTCACCACTATTAGAACTGCCGAATCGTGTACTTCAGGTATGTCGTAACTCTGGTGACTTGCATGAGTTCCTGGAGAAATACAAAGACCATAAGAAGATGTCAGTAGACATCGAGGCAGGTGGTCATTGTCTTCCAGTCTGTATAGGACTGTCACTAGACAAACGACACGGCATGACAGTACCATTATGGAATCGAGATAATATCAGCACTATACCTGATTCGGACTTGGCTACCTGTTGGATGATGTTAACTAATGCATTATGGGAGAAGAAAATTGTCGGACAAAACTTCAACTATGACCGGGATAAGCTCCGTAGACTCGGGTTTACAATCCGGAGAATACATTCAGATACTATGCTCAAGGCCTTCGCAATTAACCCTGAACTCCCTAAGGGGCTTGCATTTAATACAAGTATCTACACCAGAGAACCATTCTATAAAGATGACGGTATGTATGAAGGGAGTATTAGAGATCTACTGTTGGGATGCGCACGTGACGCTTGTGTTACACTCGAAATAGATGAGATGATGGACGCGGACTTAGAGGAGTTAGGAGTCAGCAAATTCTACAAGAACTTTCTGATGAAACTCCCAGATTTCTATGCCGAAATTGAGGGTAATGGATTCAGGATAGACGAAGCTAAGAGACTCGAACTGATAGAGAAGTACGTGACATGGGATGAGAGACTAGGCTATGAGATGTACAAGATAGCCAATGTAGACATCAATGTCAACTCTCCTGTGCAGGTCTACTCATTTCTATTCGATGAGTGGAAGTTACCTCGTAGGCCCGGAGTAGGTGAAGAGGAATTGACGGCATTACTGAATCTGAAGTCAGGAGTCAAATCTCAAGATCAACGTGATTGGATTGAAAAGTGTCTGGAGAGAAGACGTGTCAAAAAGACGATATCAACTTATCTCTTCGCAATCCCAGACTACGACAAGAAAATGCGTACAACCTGCTTCCCCTGCCTCGAAACAGGTAGATCATCTACAGGCCAACAAGAGCCTCCAATTAGACCTCTCGTTGATACAATCGGCAAAGGTGCTAAGAAAGACATGAAGGTGATGGGCACGGCATTCCAAGTATTCACTAAGCATGGTGATATTGGAGCCGACGTGCGAGGAATGTATCTTCCTGATGAGGGAGAAATATTCGTTAATCTGGATTCAAGTCAGGCAGAAGCACGAGTAGTATTCAATCTGGCAACTGACGAACAAGCATTAAAGGACATTGACGAACATGACTATCACGCACTTACTGCGAGCTGGTTTTTCGGTGGTAAGGAGGATGACTATTCCAAGAAGGTATTGGGGTACGAATCGCCAATACGATTCGCAGGGAAAACTCTACGCCATGCGGGGCATCTTGGCGCGGGCGCACGAAGAGCAAGTACAGAACTCAATACCCAAGCGCGTAAATATAAGATCCCAATCACGATTACTGAGGCTATTGCTGAGAGGGCGCTAAAGATCTTCCATTCACGTCAGCCTAAAATTCAAAAGGTATTCCATGCCCAAATCATCGAAGCTCTCAAGCAAACTAGACGACTCATCGCCCCTCTCCCGTGGGGTATTGATGCGGAGAGAGGTGGTGTACGAATTTTCTATGAAAGATGGGGTGATGATCTGTTCAGAGAGGCTATGGCCTACATCCCTCAACGAGCCGTGTCTGATAATACCAAAGCAGCTGGTATCAGAATTAAGAAACAGTTCCGAGAAGCAAAAATTATTCTTGAGGCGCATGACGCGCTTCTATTCTCGGTTAGAATTGAGTATCTTGAAGACTTCATTCCGCTAGCTAAGAAGGAGATGGAGCGTCCGATTAATTTCAAGGAATGCTCTCTCCCTCGACGCTATCTCAAGATACCGTGTGACGTAGAGATTGGTGAGAACTACAAGGACTTACGTAAGTTCAAGGGAAAGGATGAGCCTGTAAAGATTGAAGTTCCTGAACTGATACAAGTTAGGGAACTCACACCAACTGAACAGTTCACAGTGACAGATGAGGAAGTCCGACAAGAACAGTTAGAACAGTTGGATGTTCGGAGAGAACGTGAATGGAATAGGACAATGAAGGATGATGACATACCATTCTGAGGCTTTGAATGACGTGGCTAGAGAAGCTGCTAAGTCAGCACAGCGAGCTAGAAAGCCCCATGAATTTCTGGCTATGGGGTGGCCTAGCAGCTATATCTGCTGTAGTCAAAGATAATGTTTGGATGGACAGACAGATATACAATCTGTATCCGAACATATACGTGATGTATCATGCTGAGTCGGGCCTGAAGAAAGGCCCACCCATCAGTATGGCGAAACAACTGGTAAAAGCAGTTAATGGGACGCGCATCATATCAGGCCGATCCTCTATCCAGGGAATACTTAAGGAGTTAGGAACGGCTCAGACTCAGCCCGGTGGTAAGGTGAATGCTAAATCAACTGCTTTCATCTGTTCATCGGAACTGACCAGTTCGATTGTAGAGGATAAGGTAGCTACGGACATTCTCACTGATTTGTATGACCGGCAATACAATATTGGCGAGTGGCGTAGTCTGCTCAAAATGGAATCCTTTAGTCTTAAGGATCCCACAATCACGATGCTGACGGCGACCAATGAAGCTCACTCGAATGATTTCTTTGCTAGAAAGGATATTCATGGTGGGTATTTTGCTCGTACTTTTATCATATCTGAGAATAAGAGGAATCGAGCTAACTCACTACTTGTCCCACTAATCAATCCGCCTAAGTACGCTGAACTGACGGATTACTTAAAGGAACTAGGTAACTTGACGGGTGCGTTTCAACCACTAGCATCTAGGACTGAGACTGAACATCACACGATTCCACATATTGAGATTGAATCAGGTGAGACTAACTACTTCACATCGGCAGGTTTACTGTACCAACAGTGGTACGAGGGTTTCATCGAACAGATTGCGCAACAGGACATTAAGGATGAAACTGGTACATTGAATCGATTCGGTGACTCTGTTCTGAAGGTAGCCATGTTACTGTCTCTCGCACAAAATAAGCATCTCATCATAGATGAGGAAGCTATGGAATTAGCCATCACCTATTGTGAGAAACTGGTTGGTAACATGAGGGAGATGACTCATGGCAAGAAAGGACTATCAGAGGCTAAGAACATCAAGAACCTGATAATGAATGAACTACTCAGCAGGGACTCACATCAGATGAGTCGTGCAATGATGCTGAAGAAGATGTGGGCGCATTACAAGGATGCGAATGAAATCGATGAGATCATGATGTCATTCGATCAGGCAGGGATGATTAAGACCGAATCGATAGGGAATCAAATCATCTATGTAATGCCGGAGAATATGGTGAGTGAACTGAAACGACTGTATGCGGGGAAAAATCGATGACTTGTGATTGTAAAATGAGTGATAGATTAGAAGGTGAAACAATGCGCGAATGGCTTAAACGCTGTTGGTGTATGTTTCATTGGATGCAAACTGATTATTACAAAAGTAAAATCCATCGATTCATAGATGGAATCTGTTCAATCTGTGGTCAAGAAGAAGCTATTGCATCACAGGAATGCAAGTGATTATTCCAATCCCGATAGATAGGAAGGAGGAGCCTGAACCACCAGTCACATTCGAGAGAGCAGACCATGCGTATGTGAAGTGGTTCATGAATGTACCGTCATGGAAGTGCGTGTGTGGACTAACGAATCATGGCAGGAATGAGCGTTGTGCAGATTGGCGTTGTCGCCGTATGAGGGAGAAATGAGCGAGTTTACTTTAACACCCAGGGAACTGATTAGTGAATCATATCCCTCTGCTGCTCAAAGTATCTCATCATTAGTTACTATTGTGCAAACCAATCCAGGACTAGCTAGAGAAGTAATTGAATTAGCTATTATGGTTGGTATTAATGCGGCAATGGTACGAATTGACTGGGATGCTAGGAAATTAGTTTTGGATAAAATAAAATCTGAAACTACGTTGAGTGGTTGGGCGGGATTCAAAGGATATGGAGAAGGAAAATGAACGGAACAGTGATTCGTGTAATGAGCGATAAAGGATACGGATTCATTAAGGGTGATGATGGGAAGGAATACTTCTTCCATCGTCAGGACTTGCAGGATGGAATGTTCGACGAGATGTGTATGGATGCAGAAAGAGGACAGAGAATACTCGTAGTATTCGAGTCTGTCCCCTCTCCAAAAGGCCCACGCGCGGGTCTAGTGAATGTACTCTCTGAATAGATTAGCGTTCTTGCTGCCAACCTTCTGGGAGTAGATCCTGTAGCCCGCCACCTGTTGCAAGCCAATCATCCTCAGGCTGGATGAATTTGCCTACAGATTCACCTTTAGAGTAAGTCTGAGTACCCATCCCGAATGCTACTGGTGCCACTAGTGGTAGGAGGGATGGGTCTTCTTTTGCCAATTCATAGATATCCTGAATGATCAGGGGAACAAAGAGTTGTGCCGTCCTATCATATACGTGGAATGGCTGATATTCAGACGCATTCAACACATCCCATGCAAACTTAGCCACAGGATTGAGCTTGTTTGAGAATAGTCTCTCACCCTGATCATACTGTGTCTGAGCTTGGAATCCCTTACCGAATCGATGCCATGCACCAGTGGAAGATGATGAGTATCCACCAGTGTAGAGTCGATGATATGCGACCATGAATTGTTGGAACCCACCAGCGGGGTCTAAGCGCGTATCACCAAATCTCATCTTACCAAAGTCTGCACTATCCAGATCATCATTAGTTTCTGCACCAGCTAGTTTACCCATCTGATTGATTGCCATCCATGCAGCAGCAGTGGATATGGCAGCCTTAAGATATTGTTTCCTCACGAATGGACTCGCCATAATGTATGTGCTGGGATTCAGCATTCTCATACGTGATGCGATCATTCGTGGAGCAAATAGCAGATATCCAAGTTTATCAGCAGATCCCTCTAGTGATATTTCGGCTTTCCGATAGGGGATTATATGCGTCTTCAGTGGTCCTCTACCAGTAGCCGTATTAACGAAGTCCACTATTTCTTTCCCTAACACCTTGTTCGTGTAGGGATCTAGATCTAATGCTTCCTGAGCTGTGTATTTCTGCTTAAAGAATCCGGGTCTAGCCTCTCCTGTTTCCAATGCCTTAACTGACATATCACGAGACAAATCGAATAATTTCTGAGTTCGATTAGCTCGAATGTGATTCAACAGTGTCATGTATGCGCGATTGGACCCGCGTATGTATCGTCCAATTGTTGCACCATATGCCCTAGAGAAGCCTGGAATATTACCACCAGTCTCAAGCCATCGAGAGGCAATAGCTGCCTCGCGCTCATCGATGTGATCTGATGCCTTCAATAGTTTCATTCCAAGTTCGTTAGCCAATGATGGCTTTAGATCACCAGTAGTCAGATCCAATCTCTGACGGAATAGTGGTAGATCCTCTAGTTGGGCATTGATTCGATCAAATGCATCTTTAGACCAACCAGCCTTTAGTTGAGGCCATTGAGCCTTCCAGAACT